TGACTAGAACCAGTAAATTGTCCAGCATAACTATGTCCTTTATCAAGGAAATCTGTACATATACGAACTATTTTACCACCACAACCAGTATCTCCTGGTTTTCCTGTTGAGGTCTTTACGTTACCATTCTCATCAAATAAAAGTGCACTAACACCATTTGTTAAAGCATAACCACCTGGACCACCGTTCTCACCTCTCCATGTCATTATAGTCCAACCATCTTGGGTTACAGCAGTAGGACATGTCTTGATGAACTTACCTTCATCATCCTTTCTACCACTTGTAGGTTCAGCAACTATTACATTTGCTACACCTGAACCATGGACTTTATCGTAATTATTAGTAACAGTCATGGGCAATCAATATATGTACCAGTACCGATCTTAACGGCACCTCTTGTTTTCAGATCTTGCTCACCTAAACATACCATGCTAGGTATAGCAATAGCACCTGCTCCTCCACCACCAACAAATTGTACTCCAGGTGTCTTACTATATGTCTTTGTTCTATCTAGTATTTTAACACTAATAACATATCCACGATCATCAATCTCTGCTTTTGCAATACCTTGTTTACCATTAACATACACATCTGGAGGAGATGTATACCTAATACCTGGTGATATAAGAGTAAATGAATCTATAATACAACGTACATTATTATCTTCAGGAGTATTCTTTTTATAATTCAAACCAGACCTAGTAACTCTTATTTCAGACACATACCCTTGTGGATCTAATAAGGCAATACCAGTAGCACCAAATCCTTCACCTGTTATTATAACTTGAGGTGGTTCCTCATATGGATCTCCTGGATCACTAATAGGTATTTCAATGATACCACCATCATCATCAGTAATAGGATTACCAGCAGTTGGTTTATCTATCTTTGGTGTCTCTTCTGGTACTGTAGTTTCAGGTACAAAAGTTCCATTAATAACAACAGAAGTAGCAGCATCAACACCAACTAAAGTAATATAGAGACTTTCATCAACCTCTGCTTCTATATCTTCAGCAACACCAATAATTAACTTGGCAATATTATCTCTAATAGTAATAGTACCAGTCATACTACCAATAATATCTGCCTGTTCAATGTCACCATATATTGTATAGTTAACTTTAGTATTATCATCAACATTGGTAGTAGTGATGGTAAATACTATATCTTCTCCCTCATCATATGTCTCTTTATCTGCAACAATTTCATAGGTAGGAACTGGATTAGTATCAAATTCATCATCTGGATATATTATTTTCTCAAGATCAGCAAGTACTACTGTCTCTACACTATCCTGATCAATGCTACCAATTTCTGTAGTATTATCATTGTTCTCATATATCTGTTGTACTGTACATACTACACGTTGTTCTGCTGTTGATATTTGTATATCATCAGAAAATGTCACAGAGAATGTTGTTTTACCTATAGGAACATCAACAGATGTTCCATTACCATCATTATCATATATTGTAGTAGTATCTGTTCTATCTAATACCACCTCAAATGTACCTACAAGTCCTCCAACAACATCATCATCAGTAAATGTATCTGGACCTGACAATGTATATTGTAGTATAGCACCTTCTGGTACCTGTCCTGTATGAACAGTATATACTAAAGTCTCACCATTAACTACAGTCGGAGAATTTACAGTTATCTCATAGAAAGGAGTTCCAGTCTCATCTAAAGGTACTGGATCATAATCGTCATCATCATCGTCGTCGTCATCATCGTCAGGGAAAAGAATAGGATCAATAATATCATCGATGGTATCATCATCGTCATCATCATCTTCTTCATCATCTCCTGGATCTATATCATCATCTGGGAAGAAAATATCATTGTCATCATTGTCTTCACCTGGAGGAGTAGAATCATCTGTAATTGGTACAGGATACTCTGGAATACCACCAATGAATACAATATTGGTAGGTTTATTATCTTCATAATCTTTAGCCTCATCACATGTAAATCTTTCTCCAGTATCACCACCTTCAATCTGATCTAACAATTCATCCAACCAATCATCTTTTTCCTCATCACTACCACAATTAGTACAAACCTTTGTCGTTTTAGAACACTTACCTTCAGGTCCACTACAATTAATACCAAGGAATGACATCACTTTGTTTATAGCAGAAGATACTATGTTTATACCACCCCCTACAATAGACAGGATACTCTGCAATGGTCCCATAATCTTTGAAATAAGACCATCAACAACAGATATGATCTGATTAATAATACCATCTACAAGGTTAGTAATAAGGCAAACAGCAGGTGAAAATGCTTCCATGATCATATTGAATAGAAGATTAGTCAACCATTTAACTATCCTATCAATAGCATCCTCCATAGCACATCCCAATGCTTTTAGGATCTTATCAATAACCTTCTTGATTCTCTTAAGAAGATTACCTTTCTTCTTAACACTTTTATGATCACCTTTAGGATCTGGTGGTATCTGATCTTTAGCATCTTTAGCAGCATTAACTCCAAGAACTGCATTGACTAGATTCTCTACTCCCTTCCTGATACCAGAAATCATTTCTGATTGAATCCTGCCCATAAGTGATCTTACGAGACGTGTCACTCGACCTATGTGATATCTGGCAATGCTTGTCTTATCATAAAGGAAACCATTAACCTTACTCACATAATAACTACCCAACTGTCCACCAGACTTTTGGTTTGCTGCTAACAAATCACCAATAATATTGGTTACACTTTTATCGAAATTACTTTCCGTACCACAATTAGGGTTAGCAACTTCTACACAAACCTCTCCTCCTATTGGGTTTGTTTCGCATGCAAATCCACGCAGTCCTAATAAGATAGGAGGTGCATCATCTATGTGACAAACAGCAGCTGCAGATAGTCCACCTTCTGCATCAGTACCATTCTCATTTCTACCATCTGGTTTTGTTGCTGATCTATGTTGAGATGGATTAACTTTAATATCAGGATGTTTAGTAAACCCAAAACCCAATCCATTAAGATTATTCGGGTTAGGATTATCAGGTTTTTCTATAGTAGAACCAGGAACATGACCAATGGAACCCATTATAATAGGTTGCTGCCTTGCTGAATCAAGGAAGAATCCAACAACCCAGTTACCCATCTCAAAGTTAACACTACCACCAGTGACACCACCATCAGAGTATGGATGTGTTGCTGGCATCATCACATGTGCCCATGGTAATTCAGTTGTAGGTGTAAGTTGACCTTCTTTTAAATGAACACCAACTATTCTTACACGATATCTACCTGCCTTCTTTGGGTCACCACCCTCTGCTTCAGGACACTTGGGTGATTCAATCTGACCAATCCACCAGGACATACCATCAGAACCAATCTGATTTGTAGGATATAATGATGACAGTGCTTGATCCATATTAAATACTATCTGCTATATTTATGAGGTAGTTTCAACCTCTGTTGTTTTATCTCCATACACATCTCGTATTACAGTAAGAAATGTTTCTGTTATAGGTTGTTTAGGTACAAAAGCATGATTTAATTTTGAAATGAGATAAACACCACTATGTTCTGGATCATATGCCTGTCCAGGTTTATTTTTATTTGATTGTTGATTCATAATTTTAATATCAATAGTATCACCAACCTTCAATGAAGGATTACCTGGTACTTTTATTTCTAACTGTTGGTTATTGAATGTATTAAACCTTGCTATAGACTGTGCTGTATAGGATTTCTGCCAATCAGGATATTCTGCTGTATTTTTATTACCACCATCTTTATCCTCTGGTGATGCTACCTCCTCTGTATTATGCCATGTCTCATGGTCTAATAATACTGACATTATTCTGGTAGGAAATTTAGAAAATGTTCCTTGTGATGCTGTTACTCCAGATTGTGGTCCCAGATGATTCATCTCTTTAAACTGCTCATCTAAAGAGTATCCATACTCTTCATAAGATCCTGTACTATAATTATAGAAACAAATTACAGATGAATAAGCACCATGTCTCAACTTATCTAACAAATCAATCTCTTTTTCAAATTCTACATTAGATATAACAAACCTTGGATCATTAGCAAGTTGGGTATTCTGTTGTTGGTATGTGGCAACAGGTACATTAGTCTTCTCATCATACAATTTATCCATTGCTCTAAAATTATATCCTGCTTTGTTCTCCCAGAATAAGTAACCAGCACTTCCCTTTGCTTGCTTCTCATGCTCCTTAACAGCAGAAATACCACCAGTCTGAACCTCTTTGTCTGATGATAAACTAGTATTTGCTTTTACTGTTACAGTACTACCACCTTCTTGAGCAATAGATTTCATTTTTAATGTCTCTATGATACTAAAAGGTGTCTTCTTTCCTGGAAACAACTTCATCTTATTAACTGCTGTATCTACCATCACATCCTTTTGTGTATTCAAATTCTCTTTCAACAGTTTAAGGACTATCTCATTGGGCAATCCTTTTAAGACCATACCCATTCGGACCATCTCATTTGAAAGTGCTTCTTGTGATATTAAACCTAATGTATATGTCTGAAATCTATCAGTAACATACCTAGCAAATATCTTATAAATTCTAAACTGATATGTATGTTCTTTATCATCTACTGCTGTTTTTAATCTTATTTGTACTGATTCAGCACCCTGCAAAGGTATTTCAGATATCATACTATTCATAGACTCTTCACCTATGACCAA